AATCACCAACTTTTACCGAAACACCCCCCTTATCTTCTGAGAATGAAGAGGGGGAGGGGGTAGATAATTTTTGGAAAGAGCTTGAAGCGCCTTCTACAGGAAACACCCCCCTTGCTAAATCTGGGTCCCCTACAGACGGGGGAGATATATAAATGGAGCGTATAGATGTATCTAGCGTATATGTTCACCTTACATGGTCTCTATGGTTCTTTATCTACCTTATGGCTTGTCTATATGGTCTTTACACCATATGGACTGATCTACGAGAAGATGGGGGGCAGAAAGAAAATTGGATCTTGTTTGGGTTGGTTTTAGCATGGCTCGTAGTTGCTTTTTCTGTTTATAGTATTACGGAGGGTGTATGAAGAGAATAGACATAGTAGGACAAAATGGTAATGATGGTCTTCATTATGAGCCTGATGACGGCCAACTTACAGATGAGCAGTATAAAAAAATAAAAGAGTATGAATACGAACTAGACAAGTCCACAGGTGAGGTGGTTAAGAAGTACGTAGAGATTTTACATAACGATGGATTTAAGAAGAACAAATGACCCCAGCACAAAAAGAAATCTTTCTGATAGTAGACGAGTTCTGGAAGACCTACGGCTTTGGTCCCACGATTGACGATATTATGCGTCTAACGGGCGAAAGAGGTAGGGGGAATGTAGCCCGTAAGATGTCTATCTTAATCGAGATAGGGGTATGCAAAGGGGTGAAGGGTAGGGCTAGGTCAATCCGACCTGCAGGACTAAAGGTGCGTAATCTTGAGTGATAAAGTCGTAGAGCTTATGAATCTACTATCTCCTGAAGAACAGCAGATGGTATTAGAACAAGTCAGAGAATATGACAATGCTCTTCTACGGGAAGAAGGCCAAGAAGACTTTATGAAGTTTGTCACTACCATGTGGCCAGGATTTATTCATGGTAGGCATCATGTCTTAATGGCGAGGAAGTTTGAACAGATTGCTAATGGTGAGATCAAACGATTAATCATCAATATGCCTCCTCGACACACAAAGTCTGAGTTTGCATCGTTTATGCTACCTGCTTGGTTCTTAGGAAGGTTTCCAAACAAGAAGATTATCCAATGTTCTAATACAGCTGAACTTGCAGTTGGGTTTGGACGAAAGGTGCGAAATCTGGTAGACTCTGAGGTATATGGAAAAATATTCCCAAACGTGGCCCTTCGTTCTGACTCTAAAGCTGCTGGTCGCTGGAGTACTAATGCTAATGGTGAGTATTTTGCTATTGGGGTTGGTGGTACTGTCACTGGTAAAGGAGCTGATCTTCTCATCATTGATGACCCGCATTCGGAACAGGAAGCAGCGTTAGCCGCAGGCGACCCATCCGTATACGATAAAGTATTTGAGTGGTACACCTCTGGTCCACGTCAACGTTTACAACCAGGAGGGTCTATTGTAGTCGTTATGACTCGTTGGGCTAAACGAGATCTGACTGGAAGAATTCTACAATCCATGACGGACCGTGATGGTGATGAATGGGAGATTATAGAACTCCCAGCTATACTCCCTAGTGAAAAACCTTTATGGCCTGAGTTCTGGTCATTTGATGAATTAAGCAAATTAAGAATAGAGTTGCCGTTAAGTAAATGGCAAGCTCAGTATCAACAAGACCCCACTTCTGAAGAAGGTGCGCTAGTTAAGCGTGAATGGTGGCAAGAATGGGAACATGAAAACCCACCTTACTGTCAGTTTATTATTCAGTCATGGGATACCGCATTTACTAAAAATGAGCGTTCTGACTATTCAGCATGCACAACATGGGGAGTATTTTATAAAGACGAGAATGAAAATGACCCTCATATTATTCTTCTTGATGCTTTTAAAGAGCGGATGGAATTCCCAGAACTTAAAGCACGAGCTTTGGAATACTACCAAGAATGGCAACCTGATGCCTTTATTATCGAAGCAAAGGCCTCTGGAGCCCCGTTAGTCTTTGAATTAAGAAGGATGGGAATACCCGTTCAAGAGTTTACACCGACCCGTGGAAACGATAAAATAAGCAGATTAAACTCTGTAACAGATTTATTCGCATCTGGCAAGGTGTGGGCACCAAGAAAACGTTGGGCCGAAGAAGTCATAGAAGAGATGGCAGCTTTTCCAAATTCAGACCACGATGACTTAGTGGACTCTTCAACCCAAGCTCTTATTCGGTTTAGAAAGGGAGGATTCGTTAATCTTCCTACAGACGAACCTGATGAACCAAGAGAATTTAGACGCAAAGTAGCATATTACTAAGGAAAAATTATGGCAATCGACAAAGCATTATACGAAGCACCACAAGGTCTAGCATCTATTGATCAAGCTCCCCCAGTAGAAATTGAAATTGAGGATCCAGAATCTGTAAAGATTAGCATGGATGGATTAGAGATTGATATTGAAAAAGCTGAAGACACTGAAGAGTTTAATAAAAACTTAGCAGAAGAATTAACAGAAGGCGAATTAGCGCTTTTAGCAGGTGATTTAATTGGCGACTTTGATGGAGACGTAGCCTCTCGTAAAGACTGGATTCAAACTTATGTCGATGGTTTAGAATTACTTGGTCTAAAAATTGAAGAACGATCAGAGCCATGGGATGGTGCATGTGGAGTCTATCATCCCATCTTAGCTGAAGCGGTCACTAAATTCCAATCTGAAACAATCATGGATACTTTCCCAGCAGCTGGTCCAGTCAAGGGCGAGATCATTGGTAAAGAAACCCAAGAGAAAAAAGATGCGATGGAACGTGTCGTAGATGACATGAACTATGAGTTGACCGAAAAAATGACTGAGTATCGTTCAGAACATGAACGTATGTTATGGGGAACAGCATTATCTGGTAACGGATTTAAAAAGGTTTATGTAGATCCAGGCCTTGATCGTCAAGTATCTATCTATGTACCTTCAGAAGATTTAGTTGTACCTTATGGTGCTTCTAATCTAGAAACTGCAGAGCGTGTATCTCACGTCATGCGTAAAACAGAAAATGAATTATTAAGATTACAACTTGATGGATTCTATCGTGATGTTGAATTAGGCGCACCACAAAATACATTAGATGAAGTTGAGAAGAAGATTGCAGAGAAGTTAGGCTTCCGTGCAACTACAGATTCAAGATATAAACTTATTGAAATGCAGGTTGATTTAGATCTTCCTGGCTTTGAACATAAAGATGACAAAGGTAATAAGACTGGTCTTAAACTTCCTTACATTGTAACCATTGAATATGGCAGTATGACAGTCTTAGCAGTAAGACGTAACTGGGAACCAGATGATGAAACTTATCAAAAACGTCAGCATTTTGTTCACTATCCATACATTCCAGGTTTCGGATTCTATGCTTTCGGTTTAATTCACTTGATCGGAGGTTTTGCTAAATCTGGTACATCCATATTACGTCAATTAGTGGATGCTGGTTCCCTTGCTAACCTTCCAGGTGGATTTAAAACTCGTGGCCTACGTGTCAAAGGTGATGATACACCGATTGCTCCAGGCGAATTTAGAGATGTAGACGTACCTTCTGGCACGATGAAAGACAACATTATGCCTTTACCTTACAAAGAACCATCACAAACACTCATTCTACTACTCAATCAGATCATTGAAGAGGGTAGAAGATTTGCTGCAGCTGGTGATTTGAAGGTTTCTGACATGTCTGCTAACTCACCAGTAGGCACAACACTGGCTATTTTAGAAAGAACACTCAAAGTGATGAGTGCAATTCAAGCTCGTATGCACTTTTCAATGAAAAATGAGTTCAAATTACTCAAAAAAATCATTGCAAGCTACGCTCCAGCTGATTATTCATACGAACCATCTACAGGAACACGTAAAGCTCGTAGATCAGACTATGAAATGATCAATATTATCCCTGTTTCTGACCCAAATGCAGCCACCATGTCACAAAAAGTGGTGCAATACCAAGCAGTTTTACAACTTTCACAAACAGCGCCTCAACTTTACAACTTACCATACCTACATCGTCAGATGTTAGACGTATTAGGCATCAAAAATGCTGAAAAATTGGTACCGTTACCTGAAGATGAGAAGCCATTAGACCCAGTGACAGAGAATATGAACGCTTTGAAGAACAAACCTTTAAAAGCTTTCATGTATCAAGACCATCAAGCTCATATTGCGATCCATTTAGCACTATTAAACGATCCAAAAGTAAGAGAAGTGATTGGTCAAAACCCACAAGCACCTATGATTGCACAAGCATTACAAGCTCATATCACAGAACATATTGGTATGGAGTATAAACGTCAAATGGAGCTTACTATGGGTATCAATATTCCATATAACGATCTTGATTCTGATGATGATCAAACTAAATTATCGCCAGAGCAAGAAATTGAGATTGCTCGTATGGCAGTTCCTGCAGCACAACAATTGCTTAACCAAAATCAAACTGAAGTTGCAGCACGCAATGCTCAACAAGCAGCTCAAGATCCAGTCATTCAAATGCAAATGAAAGAACTTCAACTTAAAGCTCAAGAAGTAGAGATTAAGATGAAGAAAATGCAAATTGAAGCAGCAGCTAAAGCTGATCAAATACGTGTTGAAGAAGCTCGTATTGCAGCCCAGAAAGAAATTGCTGGTATGCAAGTCACAGCTAAAGCTCAGGCAGAAAAAGCTAATATTGCTTCTAAAGAAAAAATGGAAGGATTTAGATTAGGTTCTGATATTGGCAAAGCAAAAGCCCAAATGGCTTTGCAAGAAAAACAAAAACAACAACCTTCAAACAAGGAAACTAAATGAATGAATACGAAGTTATATTAAGGGAAATAGATATACAGGTAAGAAACTTAGAAGAACATTTAGGTGCTGGCATGGCCAAAGACTATGCTGAATACCAAAATATATGTGGAAAGATATCAGGTCTACTTTCTACACGAAGATACATACAAGACCTTCAAAAAAATATGGAGAACTCAGATGAGTGAAATACTAATCGGCTCAAACCCCGATGATGTAAATGCAACAACATCTCTGCCCCAAACTGCAGAGGAAAAAGC